TGCGGTTCGTGAAGCTGCGGCGGTCGCTGGCGAGCGGCCCGGCGCGACGCACTCGGCCGCACTCGAACGCGGACTAAAGCGGCTCCGAGGACGTTCGCGGAGTCTGAAACGATTCGCCGCACCACTGGAGGCCCGCAACGTCGATCCATGAAATCTCCGGCGGGCGCATTTCGCCGTTTTGGCGGAGCGTTGAGAAGGTCGTTTGAAGTTTAGCCGACGTCACGCAGCGCGCAGCCCACAGGCTGGCGCCAACCAGACTCTCCGGGTGAAGTGGGCATCCTTCGGCCATGAGCGCCGGGATCGCCGCATAGGTGCCGAAATAGGCCGCTGCTGCGGTCGGACCCATGACCGCGCAGCGGTCATTGACGCCGCCAAAGCGGCCCCACCACGGCGTCAAGCACACGGCCTCGCCGACCGGCCGCGGCGGCGTGTAGTCGTGCAGCCATAGATCCGGGCGCAAACGGATCACGACATCGAAGGCCCAGAGGTCGTCGCAAAACGCCGTCCAAGCGCGGCCCAGTTGCCAGATTTGCCGCAGCACGGCCCGCGGGTGGACGCTGATTGCGTACGGTTCATGCGAATACGGCTGCCCGCGGTGCCACTCGGCCGGGAGGTTGACGCCGGCCGCACGCATTTCAGCCACGCAATCGGGCTGCTCGGGCACGGTGTCGATCTTCACGCGGTCGGCGCCATACCGTTCGACGAGAAGCTGCGCCTTCAGCGCATCGGCGTCGGCGACCGTTGAGACGAAGAAGTGCGCAGCCGGGTAGTGGCGGAAGATGTGCCAATCCATCGTCGGCAGGCACCGATCGAAAGTGCGCATGTGGCCCGAGAAGACGATCGCCGTTCTCATCCCGCGCTTAAGTGGCGAGCCAGATGCGGCTGGCGATTCCGACGTGATGAGGGAGTGACTCGCAAACGGCGCGGTCAACACCCCATCCGACGCAGGGTTGCATGTAGTCGTCTCCTGCCAATATGGCGCGCTCGGTGAGAATGTTCCGGGCAGCAGCGATTTCGTCGCGGACGGTGGTGTAATCATGGGATGTATCGAGGTAGATGAAATCGAACGAACGGCCGCAAGTCTTCATGTATTCGACCGAGTGCGACCGGATGATCTCGGCCTCGGGCGCGTTCAGCCGCGCGGCTTCGATGCTCGGCGGAGGCCCGAAACCGTTGCCTTGCCATGAGCCGCGGGCGACCTGTTCCGGCGTCCAGTCGGCGCACGGCGAATCCGAGAACAGGTCCACGCCGGTGATTTCAACCAGCGTTCGCGTGTCGCGCGCGGCCCATCGTAGCAACGCGAGGTCGAGGCCGTGATAGACGCCACAGATGAGCGCCGTGAAGCTCGGCCGCAGAGCCTCGCAGACGGCCGAGAAGAAGCTCGCATGGCATGGCAGCGACCAGCCGGGGATTCGCTTCGAGAAATCGCTGTGTGCGGTTACGGCGCGGTACATGCGCGGATAATCCTGCGCCGTGAGGATCGAGACAACTCGGGACGGTGTTGGAATCATGGTTGGCGTTGCAAATTCTCAATCTTCTTCTGGCCATCGGCGTTCGGCACGTAGTTCGCATCGATCTTCGCGCCGTCGTACTTCGCGAGCGGCCCGCGCGCCCGGATTGTATGCAGCGGCGTGCCTTCAATTTCGCTGGTGCCGGAAAGCTGGTGCGTGTTTATCGCTCCGCTTTCGTGAAGGTGCTCGATGAAGTCGCGCGTCTCTTGCTGCTGCGCTGGTGTTTCGCCCGGCAAGCCGATCGTGAACGTGCCATGCACGGACATCCCGATTGACCGCAGAAATCGCGCGGTGTCGGCCGCGGCGGCGAGGTTGAGCCGCTTGTTGACGATGTGATCGAGCACCCATTGCGAGCCGCTCTCGAAGCCGATTTTCACGCCGGTGCAGCCGCAGTCGCGCATGAGTTGCCACGTATCGCGCGAAATCGTGTCGGCGCGGCACATCGCAGACCACGGCAGCCCAAACTTCCGAAACACGGCGCACATTTCGACTGTGTGGCGCTCGGTCAAGTTGAAGGTGTCATCGTCGATGTAGATCGACTGATACTCGCGGCTCGCGGCGCCGGGGAACGCGAAACGCATGCGGATCAGCCTGTCAACATACTTCGCCGAGTAGCAGCGCACGGAGCGCGGGCGCGTGCCGTCTGGATCATGGCCTGTCATCGTCGCCGGCCAGACGCAAAAACAGCATTTGAACGGGCAGCCGCGCGATGTCCAGATCTGCAACTGCGGCGGCTTGTTGCCGGCCGGACAGGCGTCCCAGTAGTGCGCGAGGCAGACCGGATCGAAATACGGCAGCGGCGCGGCGTTCATTTCCTCGACCGTCAGCAGATTGTGCGGCACGAGGCCACGGGCACCGTCGCGGATCACGCGGGCGATCTGCTTCTCCGGTTCGCCTTGGACGATTGCGACCACGTTCGGGTGCTCGGACAGAACGGCCGGAGCGCGGGCTGCGTCGAGCGCACCGAACAAGATGACCGAGCAGCCCGGCAGGCTGTCGCGCAATGTGCGCAAGATGTGTTCGTCATGACTCCACGACGGCGTTGCCGTTTCCATCACGAACCAATCCGGCGGATCGCGCAGCAAATCATGGAACAGGGCAAGGTAGCCTTCGCCGCGCGCGATGGAATCGCGGAGTGTGACCTTCGCGCCCGGAATGGCATTCGCGGTGTAGCTCGCGGCGTATTCAAGGAAAAATGGCGATGGGAGGTAGCCGCCGAACGAGAACAGGTCCGGCAGGTGTGTCGCCGGACGGGTAAACGGCCAGCGCGAGCCGGCACGAATGCCCATTCGCAGGACACCGCAACTGTGTTCCCACCAAGGCGGGTTTGAGAAAAGGATTTTCATGGCGGTGAACTCAGACCGGCTCCGGCGGGTTGATCAGCGTGGTCGAGCCGTCGGGCTGGCCGATTCGCCCCGATTCGACTTCCTCGCGGCTCAGACGCCGCGCTTGCCGCGGATAGAAACATTCCCCGCGGTGAAGCGCGACGGTTTTGGTGTCAAGCCAGATCGTGAAGCCGAGTTTGCGCGCGAAGTAGGAGAATCCCCAATCCTCGGACAGGTAGCGGCCATTCGGTTTGTCCGGCCATTCAACGGGATCGCGCACGACGCCGTTAAAATAGAAATTCCACATGAGCCGTTTCGTCATGTCCTCATCAAATTCCAGATTCCAATGCGGCCAGGTTGCGCCGGCGTGGATCATCGCCATGAAGACGCGGCGGTTGACGATGTGCAAGCCGCCCGGCGCCATCGTGATTTTGTGGAGGCCGGTCGCCGGGTCTGGTTTCTCGCCCGGGTTGGCGTTGATACACCATCGCAGCTCGTCCTGTTTGATCGCATACAAGGCCGCGAGCACGTCGAGATCGAGCCCGGCCGCGAGGTCGGCGAGGCGGATCAGGTCTTCCGGCCGGAAATCCAGATCGCTGTCGATCTGGAAAAGGAAGTCGTGCGCGGTCTGCGTCAAAAAGCTCCATGCGATGTTGTTTCGCGCGCGCGGGACGAGTGAATCGCCCGGAAGCATGAACGAGGAAAAATGGTGCTTCGTCCGAAGTTGCCCAGAGTGATACTGGTGCTCGAAAGCGCGGAGCGACTCCCAGAAGCACAATTTGTGGCCATCATCGCACGGCGTGGCGATCAGGAATGAACGGGGCGGCGGTTGTGTCATTGGTATAGGGCGACCAGGTGCGTGCGCGTATAGCGGACAAGGATGATCCGTTGTCCGCGCAAGATACGTTGCAGCTCGATCAGGCAGTGATCACAGCGGGTCAATCGGAGTTCGTTGATCATTGCGGCCGGTTCAAAAAAAGGCCCGCACCCGGCGCGAAGGCCGGAGTGCGGGCGGTTGGCTGCTCTTTGGCGTAATCATCGGCGCCGATCCCCGCGCTCGCGGGTTAAGGCGCCGGAGGTGTTTCGGGTGTCTAGACGCGCTCCTTCTGGCCGATCACGTGAACCGAGATCGGGATGTTCGCGTTGGTGCCGGAGACTTCGATTGGGAGTCGAAGATACCGATCGAGGACGCGCACATCGAAGGTTTTGGTCTGGATTCCGACGTTGCTGGCGTTGGCCGTGTTCACGACGGCGGCGAAGTTGCCGCCGGTGATGTCGGCGAACGTCGTGTTGTCGGTGCTGTCCTGGATGTTGGCCACGTTCAACGTGCCGACACCGTGCGTGGACTGCCCGACGGCGAGAACAATCGTGATCGGCCCTTTGTAGGGGGCGAGATCGAGCACGGTGCCGTTGCCGTTGGCGTTGCCGGCAGACTGGAGAACGGTCCAGGTTGCAGCATTGGTGAGATCAGGGAGGATTTGGCTCATTGTATTGGAGGAGTTGTTACGGTTGATTTACTCGCTCAGGGTCGCGCTTACTGGGCGCCCGAGTCCGCGGAGATCGCGAACGACTTGCCGCGCCGGATCACGCAATCGATCAGGCGTTGGATGACCACCTCAACGGTTCCCGTGCGGGCGCCCGTGTACGGATCGACCACAACATCCCGGCCGGCCCACTCGCAGAAAATGACCTGCGAGAAGTCGCCGAAGATGACCATGTTCGCGACCGGCGTTGCGGTCGTGAGGAGTTGGGTCGTCCACCGCGCGCGGAAGACGCCCACCATGTCATTCAGCCAGATCGGGTCGGCCGTGTTGCTGAACTTCGCGATCGTCTGCGCCTTGACGGCCGAGGCGACGCTGGCGACATAGGCCGGCGAGCCGAGGATCGCGTTGTTGTTCGCGACCGAGGAGAAGAACTCAAGGTACTTCGCCCAGGTTGCGGCGGCTCCGAATGTGACCGAAGTCGAACGGTCGGCCGCGGCCAGGTTCGCGATTCCAAGCGGCTCGGCGCCGCCGATGCCGCGGAGCGCCACGCGATCGAGATCGACCGCGATCGAGGCGTCGCTGTCGTTCACGACGAACGACTCGGCACTCAGCGAGCTTTGCGCGAGGAATTGCTTGCTGTACGGGACACTTGTCCCGATCCGGCGCGGCTTGGCCGTGATCTGGCCGAAGGTCGCGCTCGACTGCGTGATCGAGCCGGTTTCGGAAACCCAGTAGGCGGTTGCCCCGGTGAGTTGCCGCGGGATCGTCACATCCCCGACGAGTCCGCTGACGTAGCGGGCGCCGAGTTCAATCACGCGGGTATTGTTGCGGAGAAACTCCACGAACTCTCCGGCGAGCAGCTCCTGGCCGACCGTGTAGCCGCCATCCGGGGCGGACACGGCGAGCAGCGTGCGGCGCTGCGCGGCTGCGCGCTGCGCGTACACGTCCGCGATGATGTCGTCCGGCAGGAAGAAGCCGAGCGGGCTGCGGCCGACCTTGCGGGCGACCTCATCGGAGGCTTCGCGTTCGATGCCGTCGAGCGGCTTCTTTTCCACGGCGAGGTTGATCGCGCGCAGAACGGAATACCGCTTGATTTCGCGTCCGCTCATGCCGATCAGCGCGTTGCCCTGCGCCGAGGGCGCGACCGGATCGGTCTTGAGCACGTCGTTGATCACGGCACGGGTGAACGTGTCGAGCGTCTCGCCGCCCTCGACGCACTTGCGGGCGAGTGCCCGGATTGCCTCGGAGGCCGGCTGATGGCGGCTGATGTAGGTGTCGGCCGCGGTGTTGATGTCCTTGACTCGTGCGCGCTCGACAGCAGTTGCATCGGGCGCGGTGGTGGTCGTTTCCATATTTCGGGAATTGGTTGGATTGATGGTTGCCGCCGGCGGCGCTGGCGGAGCCGGCGCGGCTGGCGTATTGTCGGGCAAACTACGTCCCACACCTACCGACGTATCAGCGGGAACGCTCACGATCGATACCTCGAACGGTTGCCAGTCGGTCGCCCGGTGCGTCTCCACGTCACCCTCGACCGATTCCAGCACCATTTTTCGAACGACATAGCCGACGCTGACCAGCGATCGGATCTTGTCTTGGATGTCACGGAAGATTTCTTCACCGAGCGCCGAGCGCGAGAAACGGACACTGGCGCGTGCCTTTTTCGCCGGGCCGTCCACCCAAGCGCGTTCAACCACGCCGATCTGGCGATCCCAGTCGTGATTGAGTAGAAGCGGCGCGGCGTTGGCGAGCCGCGACAGGTCAACGGAGCCCTCGCCCATGTCGAGGATTTCGCGACCATACCAGCGATCGACCGGCAGCTCGGACGCAAAGGACAGGTCGATCGTCCGCTTGTCCTTGTCCATCAAACCCAGCCCCATATCCGCCTCGCGCGTCAAACGCTGCGAGCGCGGGTCGGCGAGGATCGCGGCGATCCGCTGCTCCGTCGCCGGGCTGGTTGGAATTGTGGACGCTGATGGCATGTTTACTCTTCGATCTCGGGCACCTTCGGCCCTTTATTATTGTCGGGATTGTCAACGACAGCGACGGATTTCTCCGGCATCACGTCCGGCGGCTGTAGTGTCAGGCCGATCTCGGCTGCATACTCCTCATCGCTCAGATTGTCGAGGAATACGTCATCGCGATCGCCGCCTGCTTCCTCAATCACTTGCTGCCGCGAGCTGATGCGGAGCGCCACGGCCTCGCGTGCCGCGCTGATTTCCTTCGCGGGATCGATGAACGGCCAGCGCCGCGATTTGAAGATGGGTCGATTGAACTTCGCAAACTTCGACATCGGGAGATTGAGCACGCGCGTCGAAATTGCGGCTTCGAGCCAATCGGCAAAAATCGGTTCCCAGAGATTTTCAGTGTACCACGTCTGAAGAGCTTTCCACCACTCGCGCTCCTCAAAGAGCCCGACCCGGGCGCTCGAAAAATTCACGCTTTCGAGGTCGTTGCCAAGCGTCGTATATGACATGCCGAGCGATGTTGCGACGCCGCGCAGCATCGCCTTTCGGAAGTCGCCGGTCGTGATGTTCGGATATTCGGGTTGCCATGCCGTTAGCTTCCATCCGGCCGGCAACGCCTCGAACGTGCCGGGCGCGGCGTCCATGACTGGGTTGCCGCTGGCCGTCGTGGCGCCGGTAAATTCACCCATCTCCCCGTTAGGTCCGGGCGAATGCTCGAAAAACCCGGCCTTGCTCGCGCCGAGGCGCGCGGCGATGGTCGCCGCTTCCTCGAATGCGCCGAGCTGCCGGAGCCGCGTGATCGCCGACACAACCCAAGGCACGCCGATGGTCTGCTCGGTGCGCTCGGAAAGGTACAGGTGATACAACTCTTGCGCCGGCACCCGTACCGAAACCAGACCTCCGCGGGCGCTCGATCCGTTGTAGAGGTCGCCGGGATGTTGGGCCCGGAGCCAGTACGCGACCGGCCGGCTGTACGCGTCGAGTTCGATGCCGAAGCGGATTTGTTTCCCGTTGCGAAGCGGCTCGAATTTCTCCGTGTCGAGGTGATCGACCTCCCATAGTTGCAGCGCGAACCCGAAGCGGTTGCCGGCGCTGGCGCCACGGATCTTGCGGATGATGATGTTGCCGTCCCGAGGCACGGCCCGGACGGCAAGGCGCTTCACGTCGCGCCAGGCGTAGCGCCCGCAGACGGTGCAGGTGCCGCGCTTGCTCCATTCCGACCAGGCCGTTTCGATCGCCGTATTCGCCGGCCGGTCTTTTGACCATGTGGGCGGCTCGCCGCGGGTGAAGATGTATTCCCCGGCGTCCATCCGGAGGTCAAACCGCACGGCGCCCAAGATGTTCCGCTCGCAAGCGAAAAGGAATCCGCGCTGATAATCGTTGTTCCGTTCGAGGTCGCGCGAGCGGTCGATCAACCGCCGCAAGCTGTTGCGGATTTCGGCATCGGAAGAGGATGCGGCGGCGAACCAGTCGGCGTAGAGTCTGCCGCCCTGCGTGGCGTCGTATCCGCGGCGCTGTGACGCCGCAAAGAAGACACGCCACGCGGCGCGCGCACGTTGGAGAAGCGTCGGGTGCATGTGGGCTGGCCGGTCAACCGGCGCAGCCGAAGCGCACGCCGATCGTTGTAGGTTGAGCGATGTAGTCGGGATCGACTTGGGAAAGCGCGAAACGCACCTGGCGACCCCACTCGACCAGGTTGAAGTCGCCGCGCGGCCCGAATTGGAAATTCTGGCCGTTCACGGTCGAACCGACAAGCCGCGATCCCGACGCCTGCAACGCCGCCTTGTATCGCGCCCACTCGGTCAGCATTTCCGCGCGCGTGAATCCGGCGTAAACCCCGGTCTGAACTTTCGTTGAAATTGCATAGGCGCCCATTTGAAAAAACCGGGCGTGTCAACCGTCAAAACTACCAAGCGGTTGCGAAATTTCTCCGCCGCATTTGACCCGCCGGCCGCGGCGGAACTTGCGGCGAAGCCGGTTGCGTTTCCGTTCCGTCCGGCGCCGCTTTCGCCGCCGGATCCTCCGGCCTGGCGGCGTTGCGGTTCGTCGCGAGCTTCTCCCAGTTCACCGGCATCAAGGAATACAACGCGGCGAGCGAATACACCGCGAGGTCAAGCGCCTCGTTCCGCACGCTCGAATGATCTTTCTCGAAAATCGAGTAGGCTTGCCCGTAGGTGTAGCGCGTTCGGCGCTTCTCGGCCGTGAGCTGCCGGAAATGTTCGGGATCGTAGCCATGACCGCGCGGGAAGTGCATTGCCCGCGGACCAGGTATCGGCAGCGAGAGTCGATCATATATCGCCGACTTTGCCACCGTTACCCCGATGTTCCAGTGAGGAATCCGCGCGCGATTGTTTCGGCTCGGTTTGCTCGGCAGAATCGGCGGCACGTTCACACCGACCCGGTTCAAACCGCGGCACGGATACACCCCGCGGCCGAGGCGCGGCGCGCAGAACGAAAGCACGCGCTGGTGCTTGAATCCCATATCTATAAACGCGCGCTCTATATTGAGCGGCACGCCGTCCTCGCGTGTGAATGTTGACAGCAGGAAATTGTCGAGCCGCGCCCAGACCTCATCCTGCTCCGGGTCGCCGTCGAACACCCGTTTGATCACACCCCAAGATTCCTCGTCGCGCCCGTAACCCGTCACCGCGCATTCGATGCGATCCTTTTGCACGTCAGCAGCAGCCACGAGGAGCAGCACATCTTCCGGCAGCGCGTCCGGCTCGTATTCCTCCGCGCGCTGTTCGAGCGCGTCCGGCGTTGCCGTGACCTCGGCCTCCTCTTCAAACGTCTCGGCGAGAAAGGTATTGGTCCACGCACGGAGCGCCGCGCGGCCTTCCTTTTTCGCGGCCAGAAATTCCGTCGCCGCCTGATGCAGCAGCGAAGAGAAACCTTTCTTCGCGGCGAATAGAGAGTTGATCCCGTTCAGCCAGTAGCCGCGCACGCCGGCAAACGGCCTCGTCGCGACCCATTCCCCGGCGGCAACCGACTCGCGGCGCTCGCGGTCGGTCAACGGGTGCGCGCATTTCTCACATTCCAAGTGCGCGCTCGCCGTGTCACCTTCGGTCCATTTCACCTGATTCCACTGCCATGCCTGCTTGTATCCACACTTCGGACACGGGCACCGCCATTGGTTGAAGTCGGAGCTTTCAAGCCAGGCCCAGATCCGCGAGCGGCCTTTCACGGTCGGCGTCGAGCTGACAACCTGCACCGATTCGGAATAGTTGTCAGCGCGCTTGAACGCGAGCACGACGGGATCGCCTTCCGGGCCAGCCTCCATCGCGTCGATCTCCTCGCACACAACCCGCGGCGCCTGGATCTGCCGAAACGCGCTCGGCGAGTTCGCACCGATGGCCGCGACCCGACCGCCCGGAAACGATTTCGACAACATCGTATTGTCCGAGTCGCGCGACTTCGCATCCTTGATCTTTCCGGCGAAGCACGGAGAAGACCGGACCATCGGCGTGAAAAATTCCTTTGACCATTTCTTGGCCGAGTCGAGCGTCGGATAAACCCAGAGAATATGCATCGGGTCGTGATCGATCGTGTAGCCGGTCAGGTTCATCAACGTCTCCGTTTTTCCGGTACGCGAGGCCCAACACAACACCGTCACCTGGACGGTCGGATCGAGGAACGCCTCTTGCGGCGCCCTAGCGTGCGGCGTGGCTTCGAGCGTATATGGTCCGGCCTTCGCCGTGACGGTCTTGGGCAGTCGCCTATAGCGTTCGGCCCATTCGCCGACGCCGAGGGGCGCCGGGACGGACAAGGCCGCGTCAATCGCCTTCCGTGCTATCGTCGCCGCCAGCTTGCTCGCCTGGTGCTTGATACTCATGGATCGGAATCGCCCGGAGCGTTTCGAGCATCTGGTGTCGCTGCTGCCGGGTCAGGTCGAAACCCATGACCACGCCGCGCAGGTTCTGCAGCACGTCCGTCCAGGTCGCCTCGACAATCGCCGCCGGGATCAAACTGCGGGCGCGCTCGTCCCGCTCCATCTCGGCAAGGTCGGCCTCGGCGCGGAGCTTGCGCAGTCGCTCGCCATCGTAGTCGCCATAAAGCGCGGCGAGCACCTGCGCTGTGGAGTAGCAGCCATCTTTGCCGGCTTCTTGGGCGGTTGAGGTGAGCCGATTCTTCACCGTTTGGCGCGCAAATCCGGTTTCCTCGGCCGCGCGCGTGAGCGTCCACCTCAAGGGCGCGTCGGTGAGCGTGTGCTTCGGCTTCATTGGCCAATTCCGGAAATCGTCGGGACTAGCGGAAAGGTCCAACTCGGCACACC